AATATATTTTATGAAAAGTTTATAGCATTTAATATATTTTAAATGTATAAATAAACATGTAAGTGCTTCGGGCTTACACTAGGAAGTGATCCAAGAGGGTCACTATAATTTAATACTCGCTTAACAGGAGAAAACACTATGACAAACTTTCAAAAAGATTTGTTCTTTGGCTTTGACGACTTATTCAATTCGTTAAACAATTCAACAGCAACACAACAATCATACCCACCATACAATGTAATCAAGAAGGGTGAAAATCATTACTTTATTGAAATCGCTGTGGCTGGTTTTAAATCAAGTGACATTGATTTAACATTAGACAAAGGTATCCTAACCGTTACAGGTAATATGGAAACTAACCCTAAGACGGATTATGTTCATAAAGGAATTTCAACACGAAACTTCACTAGGGCATTTACATTAGCCGATACTATTGAAGTGGTAGGTGCTGATGTGGTTGATGGATTGTTACTGATTGGATTGGAAAATAAAATACCAGAAGAAGATAAACCACAAACAATTAATCTAGGTGAATTTAGCAAAAAAGCTAAAGAGTTGCTTTTAGGTTAATATAAACGTATACAATATACATTAGCGTGTATATTGTATACCACACTATACAATGGAGAATATATGATTATTCAATTAGTAAGGCTTACGACCGGCGAAGAAATTCTTTGCAAAATAGTTAATGATACAACAACTTTAATTACTGTAACTGACCCAGTACAATTAATACCAACCTCGGAGGGGTCAATTACATTTGCCCCTTATATGTCTTATTGTGAGTTTGATAAGTTACATATTAAGGTGGATAATATTATGTTTATTGTTCAACCTTCCTCAGGTATGATTGAACAGTATAAGGTTATGATTGGTGATATGGTTGAAGGACAGCAAAAAATAATCGTATAAAGGGTTTACTTTTGGTTGTAGATATGTTATAATAGTATCTATGACTAAAAAAATATATACAAATGCTTATCGTTTTGGCAAAAACATTCGATACATTGGTTATGAAGATGGAAAACGTGTTCAGCGTACGATCCCCTTTAAGCCTACTCTTTATGTAACCTCCAAAGATCCTAAATCCAAATGGAAATCTTTAGACGGAATTAATGTTGAACCAATAGTCTTTGACGCAATGCGTGAAGCCAGAGACTTTGTTAAACAGTATTCTGATATAGATCAATTTAGGGTCTTTGGTAATACCAACTATGTTGCTCAGTATCTTTATCAGGAATTTCCTGGTAAGATCAAGTGGGAACCTAAACATATCAATATAACCTCAATCGATATCGAAACCAAATTCGAGAATGGATTCCCACATCCCGATGTTGCGGATCAAGAGGTTACTGCCATATCATGTAAAAATAACATCGATGATATCTATTATGTCTTTGGGTGTGGTGATTATGATGCAGAAAAATCTTATATGAAGACCAATCAAGTCAAGTACATTAAATGTAATGATGAGAAGGAATTGCTTATGCGATACACACTTCATATGCAGAATGTTGATATCATCACTGGCTGGAACATTAGGTTCTTTGATATACCATATTTAGTTAATAGAATTTCAAAAGTGTGTGGCGCATCTACTATGAAAAAGTTATCTCCTTGGGGTGATGTATCCATGAGGGAGATTGATTCATTCGGGAGTAAGCGACAAACATTTAATCTTAAAGGCATTGCCATTCTGGACTATATTGAATTATATAAAAAATTCACATATACGGCACAGGAATCATATAAGCTTGGCCATATTGCCCACGTTGAGTTAGGTGATAATAAGTTATCGTATGATGAGTACAGTGACTTGAATGATTTATATGCAAACAACTACCAAAAATTCATTGACTATAATATCAAGGATGTTGAAATCGTGGATAGATTGGAAGACAAGATGGGTCTTATTACTTTGGCAATGACAATGGCTTATAAAGCTGGTGTTAATTATGAGGAAGTGTTAGGTACTGTTGCAATTTGGGACTCCCTCATTTATAGAAACCTATCAGAACAAAACATAGCGATACCGCAAAACAATGAATCTGTTAAGGGTGATTACCCCGGTGGTTATGTAAAGGATCCAATGGTGGGAATGCATGATTGGGTTGTATCATTTGACTTAAATTCACTATACCCATCTCTAATTATGCAATACAATATGAGTCCTGAGACTATATTAGATAATAATGAATTTGGGGTTACACCAGATCTTATATTAAATGGTACTGTAACTAATAAAATACCAAATACGGCCTTGGCTGCAAATGGTGTTAGATTTACCACAACCAAAACAGGTATCCTCCCTAGTATTGTTGAGGAACTATATGCCGAACGTGTTGATGTTAAACAAGACATGTTAAAGGCCCAACAAGAGATGGAAGGAGCTAAGGATAAATCAAAGACTGAACAGTACACCATTGAGAAAAGGATTTCAATTGCTAAGAATAAACAAATGGCCATTAAAATCCTACTTAACTCTTTGTATGGTGCGATGGGTAACAAATGGTTCAGATACTTTGACATGCGTATTGCCGAGGGTATTACACTTTCAGGTCAAACCACTATTAAGTGGGCCGAGAAACATCTTAATGAATTTTTAAATAAAACAATGGAGACAAATGGAACTGATTATGTTATTGCTATTGACACTGACTCTGTTTATGTCAATATGGGTCCTCTTGTACATAAGCTTAAACCTGATAATCCTGTTGATTTCCTTGATAAGGTATGTGGTACAACACTGGAAGGGGTTCTCATTAATGCTTATGATGATTTATACAATAGGTTGGGTGGTAGGTCTAATAAAATGGTCATGGGTAGAGAAGTTATTGCTGATAGAGCTATTTGGACAGCTAAGAAACGGTACATCTTAAATGTGTATGACAATGAGGGTGTTAGATATGCAGAGCCTAAGTTAAAGATTATGGGTATCGAGGCAATCAAATCCTCAACTCCGGCTATATGCAGAAAAGCCTTAAAGGATATATTCCTTACTATCATTAATAAAGATGAGCTTCATGTTCAAAGTGAAATTGCGGCATTCAAGAAAACATTCACTACTTCACTAGCCGAGGATGTTTCATTCCCTAGAGGGATACACGAACTAAATAAGTGGAAAGATAAAAAGACTATATTTGGTAAAGGTACTCCCATCCATGTTAGAGGGGCATTACAACACAACAATGTTATAAAAGAAAAGAGGCTAAATAAGAAGTATAATATGATTGAAAGTGGCGATAAGGTTAAATTTACATATCTTAAAATGCCTAATCCTATTAAGAGTAATGTTATTTCATTTGTTGATTACCTACCTAAGGAGTTAAATCTAAATGATTATGTTGACTATAATCTTCAATTTGAAAAAGCATTTGTCTCGGCTATTAAGCCTATCCTAGATTCAATAGGATGGCAGGTAGAAAAAACCATATCACTTGAAGACTTTTTTTAACAAGAGGGGTTTACTTTTGATGCTAAATATGTTATAATATAGTTATGAACAAATAAAAAGGAATAATAAAATATGAATCCAATCTATCCAATATACATTATATCCAAGGGCCGTGCAGACTCTAGGATGACTTCAAGAACTTTGGAGGAACTTAACATTCCGTATAGGATTGTTATTGAGGAATCTGAATATCCAGCCTACTCTGCAGTAATTGATCCAGAAAAAATACTAACATTACCTGCCAACTTTAGAGAGGATCCAGAATTGGCCTTTCCTGATGTTGATGGTAGACTTGGTGGTTCTATTCCAGTCCGTAATTGGGTGTGGAGACATTCAATGTCCGAGGGTCATAAAAGACATTGGATCTTAGATGATAACATTAGACATCTATATAGACTAAATAGAAATCTTAAGACTAGAGTTACCTCTGGGTCAACATTTAGAATGTGTGAGATATTCACCGATCGATATAAAGACATTGGAATGTCTGGTATGAACTATGCCTTCTTTGCTCCTCGGTCTCAAAAGAAGGCCCCATTCTATCTTAACACAAGAGTTTATTCATGTATCCTTATTAACAATTCTATGACACATAGATGGCGAGGTAAGTATAATGAAGACACAGACTTAAGCTTAAGAGTTCTTAAGTCTGGATATAGAACTATTCTATTCAATGCTTTCCTATGTGGTAAGGCAGCGACACATACTATGAAGGGTGGTAACACCGAGGAAGTATATGAAGTTAAAGATGGACAGAGTTCAGATAATCGTAGAGAATTTGCAGAGTCATTAAAGGCCCAACACCCAGATGTGGTGCAGGTAATTATGAGGTGGGGAAGATGCCATCACCTAGTTAACTATAAAGTCTTTAAGCAAAAGTTAGAATATAAAGATGACTATATACCTAAGTACGGGGTGAATGAACACGGCTTAAAATTAATTAGAATGGAGGAAGAAAACAATGAGTGATAATTTATTTGTAATGACAGAACAGGAAGAAGAAAGACATAAGTGGAATGGTTGGGAAGACATGCCAGAATATGTTCAGGAAAATGCTGAGGCATATCACGTAATGAAGGTGAGATTTAGAAACGATGAAGACATTGCAGAATTTGCAAAGGCTGTTGGCCAACTACATCTAACTAAAAAATCCAAATATACTTGGTATCCTAGAGTAGATACAACAGAAAATTCATTATTACGATGGGTGGATGAAGACGATGCTGAAAAATAAAAAGATACTCGTTACCGGTGGGGCAGGATTTATTGGCTCTCATTTATGTCAAGCGTTATCTGAGCATAATGAGGTAACATCTCTTGATAATTACTCAACGGGAACAGAGGGTAATCATGTACTTGGTGTTGAATATCATAATGCTAACACTAAAGATATTGCAAAGGTATTTGAAGGAACTAATTATAAGCCAGATATTATATACCACCTTGGTGAATACTCTAGGGTAGAACAAAGCTTTGATGATATTGAAAGGGTTTGGGATTCAAATAAGAATGGAACCTTTGCTGTATTGGAATATGTTAGGAAGACTGGTGCTAAATTAATTTACTCTGGTTCATCTACTAAGTTTGCCGATGATGGTATTGGCAAAGATCAAAGCCCCTATGCCTGGACTAAATCAACCAATACCGAATTGGTTAATAACTATTCAAATTGGTTTGGTATCAATTTTGCCATTACATATTTTTATAATGTATATGGTGATAGAGAGATTTCCACCGGTAAATATGCAACGTTAATTGGATTGTTTAAAGAGAAGACATTAGCCAATGAAAAGCTTACCGTTGTTCTACCTGGAACTCAACACAGAAACTTCACTCATATTAAAGATATTATTAGTGGTTTAGTTATTGTTGGTGAAAATGGTGAGGGTGATGGATATGGTATTGGCTCTGACCAAAGCTATTCAATCATTCAAGTTGCTGAGATGTTTGCACGCGACTATGGTATGATTGAATACTTACCAGAACGTGCCGGAAACCGAATGGGTGGTACTGTAATGTCGGATAAAACAAAAGCCTTAGGGTGGAGTGAACAACATAACTTATATGGATACGTAAATGAATTATTCACTAACAATATTTAAATCTCTATACGATAACAAAACTGACAAAGAGATTGCATTTGATTCATTTGAAGAATTTGAATCTCTACTATATAAATTATCTAAAGAGCCATTACCAGATAAGAAATCTGCTCAACTAATATCACCATCTTCTTATAAGCCTGGGACTACTAGAGCTAATCTAAATGTCGTGGCATGGAATGGATGGGCCGCCGTTGATGTGGATAGCCATAAGTTTGAAGGTGATTTAGAAGAAGAACTAAATAAATTATATGGAAAGTATTACTATGTGTGTTACAGCACTGCTTCATCTACCGTGGAACAACCTAAGTTTAGATTGGTGTTTCCCTTAACGAATGAGGTTATGTCTAATAACATTAACCACTTTTGGTTTGCCCTAAATACAGAGTTAGGTGAGATTGGTGATGTACAAACAAAAGATATGAGTCGAATGTATTACATACCGGCAACATACGAGGGTGCTAATAATTTTATCTTCACTAATAAAGGTGATTATATTAACCCATTCGACCTAATGAATAGTCACGCATACATAGAAAAATCTAAAAGCTTATTTGACAATCTACCTAATGCTATTCAAAAGGCAATCGTAAGTGAGAGAGCCTCTAGGTTGACTGAAACAAACATCACATGGAATAACTATAAGGATTGCCCATTTGTTTCTAAACAAATGATTAAAGATTATATGACCATCACTGAAACAGGTTGGTATCATAAGATGTATCAGATAATGATCTCTATTGCATACTCGGCCACAAAGAGAAACTACCCAATATCAACACAACAGGTAGTATCATTATGTAAAGAACTCGATGCCGACACTGGCAATTGGTATAAGAATAGACAATTGGATAAAGAAGCAATGAGAGCAATAGAATATGTTATGCATAATAGTATTTAGAAGTGTTTACTTTTGATGCTAAATATGTTATAATATAATATACAAACAAAGGAATATATATGAATAAGATAAAGATTGGAATAATTGGTTACGGTTTTGTAGGCAAAGCGGTAGGGTATGGATTTACAACAGATAAGAATGAAATCACAATTTCAGACCCATTATTAGGTACAACAACACAGGACGTCATAGATGCCGCACCAGCCGTGACTTTCATCGCGGTACCTACTCCTATGGGAAGTGATGGGTCAATCGATGCATCAATCGTTAAGAAGGTGATGGCAGAGATTAAAGGTAAGTATAAGACAATTACTGTACTTAAGTCAACTGTTACCCCTGAGCTAGTGGACGAATTATATAAGAGTCATGATAACTTTGTATATAACCCAGAGTTCTTAACTGAAGCAAATGCTAAACATGACTTTGAATATGCAACACATCACGTATTTGGTGGTGATGAAGTAGACACTAAAGCACTTGAACAATATTATTTAAATAATTCTATTTGTAAACCAGCCCCTAAGTTTCATATGAGTCCTAAGGAGGCCAGTTTTGTTAAATATGGTATGAACTCTTTCCTGGCTACTAAGGTATTATTCTTTAATCAATTTTATGATATGTGTGAAGCCAATAATGTTAGTTATAATAACATCTCCCAAGCATTAGGTGCGGATCCAAGAATTACATATTCACATATGCAAGTCCCAGGGCCAGATGGTAAGAAAGGATATGGTGGTGCTTGTTTCCCTAAGGATACATCTGCTCTATTGGATTTTTCTAATAATAAATTTACTGTAATGGCAGAAGTCATTAAAGAAAATAATGCATACAGATCCCAATATGAACTAGACGATAGAGAAAAGGAACAAAAAGTTCACTATTAGGGTTTACTTTTGGTACAAAGTATGTTATAATATAGTTATGAACAAATAAAAAGGAGTTATAAATGAGTAATAAAGATGTACATATTGATAAGTGGTTTGATGACAGAGGCATTACCAAAAATGGTAAGCCAATGAGTCAAGCAATTAAAACACTTGAGGAATTAACAGAACTATTTGATGCTTTAAATAAAAATGATAGGTATGAAGTAATGGATGCTCTTGGCGACATTTATGTAACACTACGTGGAGTTTGCTTAACGTATGGTGTAAATATGGATGATTGCATTGATCAAGCGTATGAAGAAATTAAAGACCGGAAGGGGCATTTAACCCCGGAAGGCACATTTGTGAAGGAGAAGTAAAATGGGTATAATGGATAAGCTAAAAAAGAATAGTAGAATTAAAGAAACGGCTGTAATGGCTGAGTCTAAACTATTCGCCAACCAGGATATGGTAACAACCCCTGTCCCAATGATTAACGTTGCTTTGTCTGGTGACCCGGATGGAGGATTAACATCCGGACTAACCGTATTGGCAGGACCTTCGAAGCATTTCAAGACTTCATTTGGTCTATTAATGGCCGCGGCATACCTAAAGAAACATGATGATGCTGTTGTATTGTTCTATGACTCAGAGTTTGGTTCACCACAATCATACTTTGAAAGTTTTGGTATTGACACCAATAGAGTATTGCATACCCCTATTACAAATGTAGAGGAACTTAAGTTTGATATTGTAAATCAATTAGAACAGATTGAGAAGACAGATAAGGTTATTGTTGTAATTGATTCTATTGGTAACCTAGCCTCTAAGAAAGAAATGGATGATGCAATCAATGAGAAAAGTGTTGCTGATATGTCACGTGCTAAAGCCCTTAAAGGTTTATTCAGAATGTGTACA